CTGCGTTATACATTAAGATTGGAATTTCTTCCAATCACTATCTCTAAGCTTTCGCGTCGAGACATTGTATTTGTCAAAGGTGCGGTCGACTTTAGTTAGCATCCGTGACCATCTGGTCAGTTCGTCCTCATAAGGACTTCCAGTGGTTTTGTTTCCACTTCGGTTGCCGGCTAATGTTTTATAGTCGTGGACAGGTTCGAACATATCATTATACTCTAATGACAATTGGAACGCTAGTCCATGCGGTTCAGATGAAATTCTTCCAAGTTTATGACTTTGGAGGAGAGCTTTCACTCTCGAATCATAATGGCTCATCTGGTCGATAAGCCAATCAACAAATAATCCTTCATCTTCATGCGAGTATTTCATCGCAAGAAGGGAGGACATTAAGCTGACATATTTAGGAATTTCGAGTTCATTGGTATTGGCAAACCCCGCTAAACGCTGATTAAGCGTTAAACCATGCGGGTTCATGCCTAAACCACCGACGTCCTCAGGTAGTTGTATAGCTGTACGAGCTACACTCCTGATTGACGATGGGAGGTTTTGTAAACCTCCATAACCTACTACCTTAAGGTAGTTCATAAATCCATTCATCATGGAGCCGTTAGGCACCTTTGCAGGCTTAAGTAACCGGTCCTTTGTTATAAGGAACCCGGCAAACTCAGCATGTGTAGATGAAGTGAGACATTTATCTTCCGAAACCGGAACCTTACTGTACTGTAAGAATTCGCGGTACTTCTCATGAAGAGAAGCGTCGGTTATAACGATATCGTCTCCGAGGATTCGAAATGAATCTCTTGGCTCAATACCCAGCTTGACACACATTTCTGTGGCAACCAGGTTATGAGTTAATCCGAAGAGTGCAAAGCTTCCGTACATACCTTGGGGTTGACCCTTGGTATAACGTACATATTCTTTGCCTCTGACCTTTTGGAGGTCCGGCGACAAACGCCATTCGGAATGAGAAAGGTTTTCGAAAAGGTTGGCCTCATCGCTGAGACCCAATCCTTTTAGAACTCCAATTTGAACAGCACGCGGAAAATTATCTGTTGCTCCACTAAGGTCTACGGAATAAACCGTTTCACCTGATGCTAATGCCTCTTGGGCGAACTTAGCTCCATCTTCCTGATTGTGAGTACAATCAGTCTCCAAATTAATTAAAATTTGGTTGAGTAATTGATGTAGTGGGTACAAAGCAACTTGGATTGAAGCTTTGGGCATGGCGATTACTCTCGCCTTATAGCCTCTCTCCTGGATGACATGAATGTCACCAGGAGAAGCTGCAAACCTATCGTCCCAAACGGGAGGTAGGCCCAGTGCTGAAGGCATTTCTGCCTT